GCCCAAGGGCAGGCTATTCCCGCACACAAAATTGAAGGGCCGAACGATGCGAACCACGGTCAAGGTGACCACGCCGCCGGACGGGGAGCCAACAACGGTCGAGCAGGTGAAGCAGCATTGCCGGATCGACAGCAACGCGGACGACGATCTGCTGACGGGCTACCTGACTACGGCTCGGACCGTGGCGGAAGACTACCTTAGCCGGGCGCTGCTGCCACAGACGATCCTCTGGACGGTGCGGCCGTCCTCGATGCTGCACGCCGAGCAAAGCCGGCTGCGCGGCACGCTGGAACTGCCGCGTGCGCCAGTGCAGTCCATCGAATCCGTTGTGACGCTCGACGAGTGGGGCAACGAAACGACGATCCCGCCCGCGCCGTTGCCGCTGGTCCCGCCGGCGACGATCCTCGGCTATGTCGCCGATCTGGACCTGGAACCGGCGACGCTGCTGATCGGCCGCGAGACGGTGCTGAGCGGCGGTTATCCGCTGCACGCCACCCGCCTGCAGCACGTCCAGGTGTCGATGGTAGTGGGATACGATGCTCCGGCGGACGTGCCGATGACCACCGTCCAGGCGGTGATGATGATCACGGCGTTTCTGTACGAGCACCGCGGCGATACCGGCGAAACGATGCCGGACGCGGCGGTGCGGCTGCTGGACCGCACGCGGTTGCAATTTCTCGGCGGGTAAACAGTGGCGCAGACCACGTCGATGCCGGTCCCGGGGCCTGACCCGAACGCGGTCAGGATCGGCTCATTGCGCTGGCGGGTCGTTATCGCGACCCGCGAACAGGAGCCGGACCCGAACAGTCCCGGTATCGTCGAAACTCTGGCGGAAATGCAGTCGGTGCGCGCCGACGTGCAACCGATCGGGGCGTTGACCTTCTATGCGGCCGAACAGGTCGAGACCCCGGTCACCCATCGGATCATCATCCGTTGGCTCGATTGGGTCGATACGACGCACGTCGTATTCCGGGTCACCAAACGACCCGACCAAAGCAACATGATTGAGCGATTCCGGGTACGGCGGGTGCTGTCGATCGATGGTCGCCAGCGGTTCCTCCGAATGGATTGCGAACTGGAACAACGTACCTGATGGCCCTTCTTCAGATCACGGTCCCGCCAGGTTGGACGGTCATCGCGGGCAAGAATCAGGTGCGCGCGGTACTGGGCGCCGCCGGCAACGAGGTCGCGGCCCGTGCGCGAGCGATGATCCGGTCGGGCAGTCGCAAGCATCCCTCACTTCCCGGCGAACCGCCGCGCAGCGTGTCCGGCAAACTGGCGCGCTCGATCCGGGCCAGGGTCTGGAAAGACGGTGAGGGTGTGACGATCCGCGCCTCAGAGTTTTACGCGTTGTTCCTCTCGCTGGGCGCCAAAGGTGGTGGAGGCAACACGCACAATCGGGCGAACATGATCATGGCAAGGATAACCCGGCGAGGCTTCTGATGGGAATCAAGATCAAACAACCCGGGCCGGTCGGCGGCCTCGCGTGGCGGATGAAACGCGGCGCGATATCGAAGAAACGCATCCTGCTGCCCCGCCCGTTTTTGGGACCCGCCCTTGATCAGGTCATCGCCGGCGGACTGGGCGAGCGGGTGCGCGCGGCGATCCAGAGCGGACTTAAATTTCAGCGCGGCAAAAAGTAATGGATATCTCCCGAGTGATCGAGCAGCTACGGCGTTATTGCCCGGACCTCGGGGGCCGCGTCGGCGGCGCGGCCGACTTCGAAAACGGGGTAGAAGCCGTCATCACCATCAACGATCCGAAGACCGGCAAACTCGCCTATCCCTCGGCCGTCGTCATCCCGTTGGAGGATGAGCCGGGCAGCAACGATCTGCTGAATGGAAACCTGCAAGAGGTCACCGAGACCATCGGCGTCATCGTCATGTTCGACGCCTCGGCCGATCGGCGCGGCCAGGCCGCGGTGAGCCAGGTCGAAGCGATGAAATACGCCATGTTCCAGGCGCTGCTGAGTTGGCAAATCGATCCCGAACGCGGCGCGCGTGGGCTTTACTACGCGGGCGGGGAATTGCTGACCTTCGACCGCGCCCGGCTGTTCTGGATGTACCGGATGAGCTTCAACGCGACGATCAGCGACGCCGATGGGTTCGTTCCACGCGGCGATCCGCTGACCAACGTCACCGAAACAATTCAACCCGACAATACGGCCGATCTCGCGACACCGGTAATCGTTGAAGAAACTGTTTGCTGACGCCGTAGAGGCCCAGCTTCAATCACCAATTTCGAGGTAAGAATGTTCGTAAAGCCCGGACCGCGGCAGGGTGACCGCGACCGCCCGCTTGTCGTGCGCGCGCCGAACGGCCGGCTTTTGTCGCCGTTGGGTGAGGACGTGCCCGAGACACAATTCTGGATTCGGCGGCTGCGCGACAAGGATGTCGTAACGGCTGAACCGAACCCCACCGCCCCCGCTGTTCAGCAGATTATTGCCAGCGGGGAGGCCATTGAGGACACTGCCGCTGCGGCGGAACCGTCCGCTCATGAGCGGGAGACTGCACCATGAGCGGCGGCGGCCTCGCGTTTAAGTATTTCCCGTCGCAGTCCTGGCGGCCGTCCGGGGTCAATGTCGAATTCGACCCAAATCAGGCGAACACCGCGACGCAAAATCAACGGGCGCTGTTGATCGGGCAGATCAGCAACTCGGGCACCGCCGCCGTCAACATCGCCGTCCAGGCCTACAGCCAGACACAGGTCAACGGCCTGTGCGGCGTCAACTCCATGCTCGCGCTGAAGTACGCCGCCTATCGGGCGCTGGATCCGTTTGGCGAGGTCTGGCTTGGCCCGCTGGCGGATGCAGGCGCGGGCACGGCCGCAACCGGGAGCATCAGTTTCACCGGCCCGGCCGCGGCGGCCGGCACGCTGGCGGTTTATTTGATGGGCGTATCGGTCGCGGTCGCGGTCAATCTCGGCGACACCGCGACCACGATCGCCACCAACGCGACGACAGCGATCAACGCCACTTCGGGCCTCGCCTGCACGGCGGCGGTGGACGGAACGCATGCGTATCAGGTCGATCTGACCGCGTTGCACAAGGGCCTCGCGCTCAACGATATCGACATCCGGTTCAACTATTACGGCGCGCAGAATGGCGAGGTTACCCCGCCCGGCGTCGGCTGGACGGTCACGCCGTTCGCCGGCGGCGCGGGCAATCCGGTGTTGACCACCCTGCTCGCGAACCTTGGCGTGCAATTGTTCGACTTCATCGATCTGCCCTACACCGATACGATCAGCCTCAACGCACTGCAAACCTTCCTGTCCGACGCATCGGGCCGTTGGTCCGCAGAGCTCGGCCAGTATGGGCACGTCTTCTCGGCCTTTCGCGGCACGCTGAGCAACCGGACCACCTTCGGCACCGGGCGCAACGATCAGCACGCGAGCATCCTGGGATTCTACGACAGCCCGACGCCGGCGTGGCTGGAGGCCTCGGACTGGTGCGCCGCGCATGTCATCCGGCTCCGGGTCAATCCGGCACAAGGTGTGTCGACCCAGCCGCTCAACCTTTTGCCGCCGCCGATCGCCTCGCAGGACGATCCCGGAGAGCGCAACACGCTGCTGTTCGACGGCATCAGCACGTTCTCGGTCGGCCCAGGAGGGGTGTGCGAGATCGATCGGTCGATCACGACGTATCAGCAGAATGCCTCGGGCCAGCCGGATAATTCTTACCTGAACACCAACCTGATGTTCCAGGCGATGTATGCCGCTCGTTACATCTCCGCGCAGATGACCAGCCAGTACATTGTGCCCGGGAAAATTCTGGTGGCGAACGGCACCCTCATACCGCCGGGATCGATCGCCACCACGCCGAACGCGATGCTGGCCACAGCGATCGCCGTCTACGCCTACCTCGCCAGCGAGTTCATCGTGCAGAATGTGCAGACCTTCGCGCAAAACGCCTATGCGACCACCGGCACCAAGGGTCAGGTGCTGATGTATCTGCCGATCGATTTCAGCGATCAGGTCATCAACGTCGGCATCCTCGTTCAATTTCAGCAGAGCACGTAAGGACTGATCCATGTCACAAACCCTGGCGCCGAGCACGCCAACCAACCGGCGGCTCGCCGGCACCACCGCGTTCAGCGTCAACGGGTCCGCGATCTCGGTCATCGAGTTCATGTGGGACCCGGCGAACGTTGAAAATTCGACGATGAGCAGCCTGTCCGGCGTCGACGGCTACGACCAAAAGCCGGTCGCGCCCTATGTCTCGGGGAAGTTCCGCGACACCGGTTCGAACAGCGTCACGTCGTTTACCGGACTGAGCAATGCGACAGTGGTCGTGTTGCTCGCCAACGGCAAGCAGATCGTTGGGCACAATCTTTGGTATGTCGGGCGACCGGGCGTGAACGGCGCCGATGCCGGCTTCGACTTTCGCTTCGAGGGCGTGGCCGGAACCATCATGGAAATTGGAGCATCGTCATGACCATCGCCTGGACCCCGGTGCCCGAGCCGCAGTCGTGGCCTCTGCCGAAGCCGATGATGCACGGCGGCGTGCATTACGAGACCGTGACGTTGGGCGCGCCCACCTCGGAGGACGTGTTGAAGGCGACCGCGGTGTCCGGCGCATCCGGTCTCGACGTGACCTTGCGGATGATCGAGTCGGCCTCGGCCGAGCATGTGCCGTACGACGTGCTGAAAAAGCAACCGCATTGGCTCAATCAGCAGATTTCCGATTACATGGAGGAGTTCATCGGCACGCCAGCCCCCGACCCTTTGGAAAGTTGGCGGGTGGCACGTCGCGCCGCTCAGTTGGCCGAGGTCAAGGCTTTGGCCGAAGCAGACGCCAAAGCCGCCGAGCAAGCGAAGGCCTTGTCGGCTACGGCAGAAGCGGCGATGGCGCCCGCCACCTGATCGGGCTCGCCCGGTCCGGCGCGCTGCAAATCACTGCGGCACGGGTCGGGCGGTTCTACGGCGACGGACTGCGTTGGGCACTGGCCTTGCCGCTGCCTGCGCTGCTGCGCTGGGCCAACCTGATGCCGAAGGTCATGGAGCGCGAACGTGGCGGGTAAATCGGCCGGGTTCGCGATCGGCATCGGCATCCAGGACGGCGCCAGCGCCGGCCTCGACGCGATCAACAAACGCATCGCGGCCCTGTCCGCGCCGGCGGAACGTTTCAACAAGAGCCTCGCGAAATTCGGCGAGGTCACCGGCATCAACCGCGCCGCCGAGGGCATGCAGACGCTGGGCGATCGTGCTCTGGGCGCGGCGCGGGCGGTGGAACGGCTGGCCGGGCCGATGGTGGGGATCACCTCCGCCGCGAGCCTTGGTGGCATGGCGGAATTGAGCCGACGCTGGGCTGAGGCCGGCAACCAGATCAGCAAGACCAGCGGTGCGCTGAACACGCCGGTCTCGCGGCTGAGCGCGCTGCGCGGTGCCGCGCGGCTGGCGGGCAGTTCGGCCGATGCGCTGGACAGCAGCCTGAAAGGTCTCGGCGACGCGCTGGCGACCGCGCAGAACAAGGGCGGGCCGCTGGTTCCCCTGCTGACGAAGTTCGGCATCGCGTTTCCCAAGGTTGGCGAGGTGGCGCGCACCGGTGCCGATGCCCTGGGCGACGTGGCCGAGGCGGTATCGTCGCTGAAAGACCCGCACGCGCAACTGAATTTCATGGGGCAGCTTGGGATTTCCGACGACCTGCTGCCGCTGTTGAACAAGGGTCGAAAAGGCCTGGACGATTACCTCGCGACCGCGCAACGGACCGGCGGCGTGATGACCGCCGAGATGACCGAGAACGCCAAAAAGATGAACACCTCCTGGGTCGAACTGGCCGAGGCGATCGAGGGCGTCGGCAACCGCATCACCAACAGTTGGTCGAGCACGGCGACGAAGATCATCGACAGCACGTCGCACTGGATCGAGAACAACAAGACGCTGGCGGACTCATACGGCAAGGACGCGAGCGAGGCGCTGGCCGCGATGGCGTTGCTCGCGGCGAGAAAGCCCGCGCTGTGGATCCTGCGCGCGCTGGGCTGGGAGCCGCTGGTGGTGGGGACCATCGGAGAACTGGCCAATCAGTTGCCGCCGGCGGACCTGCAAACCGGGAAGAATACCACGTCGCTGTTGACGCCGGGCG